GAATTGAAGCTGTAACCATGTAGAAGTCCAGTCTTGTTAAGTAGAGTCATGATGCCATCGGCAACACGTTTGTAGGCTTCCCAGCCCACCTTAGAGGCGATCTCTACATCGCCATAGTTGTACGTTTGTACTCCGAAAGTACCTGAGTCACGATCGACTGTCTGCGAGATAGGCGGAGCGATTTCTGGTGTGCAAGTATAGCCGTCCAGATCTGTGCTTCGATAACTGCATGAGGCAGTGGGCGCAATAGCAAAGGCTCGAACCATTTTAGCGTTGCGAGCAATGCTGGCTGCCGACTCAATGCCAGCGTTAATTTGGGTGACAAGTTCATAGGCTGCAGACCGTACTGATTCTCCTTTGTTGAATTGTTCCAACGCTCGACCAAACTGGTCATACGTCACTCCGTATCGACGAAGTAGGTTGGCGAGTCCGAGCATACCGAGCCCCACTTGTCGGTCAGTTTCGCTAGGGAGATATTCTCCGCTGCTGCCGACACCTGTCTTACCATGGAGTTCGCACAATTGGGACATACCTTCAACAAAAGCGTTAGGGATGTCGTCGAACTCACAGGCACCGAGATTGACATGTTGGAGTAGACAGGTACCTCGTGAGGGCAGGTAAACTTCAAGGCAGACATTTCCGCGGATTCGTTTTCCTTCATTATCGTATTTTACTTTGTTGAGCCAAATGTCACCTGATTTAATGCCGTAGAGAATCTCCTCTTTAAACGTACACCTCTCCCACCACTCATCGGTGATGTTGATGCAGCGTTTGACCCACGGTAGCTCGGATCGAGGAGTAGCAATAAATTCACGAGCATCAGGGTGGTTAAGGTCGAGATGACATACCACCGCGCCGTTCTTGTAGATACCCCCGCGACGAAGGATTTCATTTAGCGTTGAGTAGATTTTAGCAAAGGAGACTGGTCCAGATGCAACCAACCCTTTTCCATTTTCTTCACCTCTGGGTCGCAGTCGCGACAAGTGGACCGCGCAGCCTGCTCCGAAGCGTAAAGCATGTGATACAAATCGCCAGCTTGCTTCAATTCCATCAGGTCCCTCCATGGAGTCTTCAACAACGAACACGGTGCACGAAACCGGTAGGCGGGACGTTGGGTCATCAATCCAAGATTGGACACGTCCCGTGCGAGAAATATAAGATGCGGTCATGGGTTGATAAGGTCGTTCAAAACAGGTGGTTGGTAGTTTGGTCCCTTCAGGACTTTGCCGTCAGCACGGCGGATGGGAGTGCCGTCCAATCCTAGCTTAGACATGTTGCTTTTGTGGACGCGATCGAGAGCTTCCTCCAGGTCCCACTCCATGTTCTCAGCATACTGAAAGCAAACATACACAAGATCTGCAAGCTCTTTCAGTTCGTTTTCGTATGGTTCGTTGTGAAATGCACTGCGGAATTCTTGGTACTCTTCATCGATCAAACCCAGTTGCATAGTCCGGTTGTCCGGATTGTTCAGGATCCCATACGCTGAACGGAATTGAATTGCTTGATCGCTCAGACTGTTCGATCTGCAGTGTTGTGTGGTAGAGTTCATTTTCAAGGTAGTGGATAGCCTTTTTAAGATCTTTCTCTTTCGATTCAGAAGACTTGTAACCGGCTCTGCAAATATATTTAATAGCATTGCCGAGATGATAATTAAGTTGTTGGTCTCGGATAAAGTCCCAGACTTCTATGGCTCCTCTTGTGTAGTGGGCGGGTGATTCGGCCATGTTTTGACTAAGTTGCTGACAGTATTGGATAGAACAAAGTTTTGTTTTTGCAAGGCAAGGAAGACGGTAATTATATCCTCCTTTGTTGCTTCAGGCAAAAGGTCATTTAACCTTCGCATCTTTAGATCCTGCTCCATCGTCAATTCGATAATCGGCGGCGGGGGTCCAAAGAATGGGCTGTTGCTTGTCGAAGTCATAGTCAGATGCTGTAAGGATCTTTGCGAGTCTTGCATTTTCAAGTGCGACATCTTCGGAAAGATCTTTGTCAGCAAACGCTTGAACGACAGTCTTCCAAGAATACCCCTTCTCTTCAAAGAGGTTGATTGCACGTTTAACACCAATACCGGGTACACCGGCATAACCATCTGTTTGATCTCCTGCTAACGTTTGTACAAGGTGCCATTTCTTACCCTCTGCCTCTTCCACATTCATCATTTCTGACATGTCAAAGAGACGACCTGGGATCTGGCGCATGTCCTTGTCTGGAGAGCAGATACAACATTTGCCTTTATTTTGTGTGGCATAAATACCTAAGGCATCATCAGCCTCAAGTGTAGGCATGAGAATAACTTTATACTCAGTCTTGAGCTGGTTAATCACACGCTTGTAACCGCAAGGTTTCTTGCGTTGTCGATGCCCTTTGTATGCGGGCTGGATTGATTTACGAAAGTTTACACTGTCGCTAAAGAACAGAATTAGTTCAGGTACATCCCAAAGAAAGCTGTTAATGATTTTGAGGAGGTCACGTTTGACGTTACCATACGCCTCACTAAATTTACTTGTAACAAGAATTACATCATCGCCCCAATCAACTTCAGTTTCTGCACCAGCGCAAGCTTTGTAGACCACGTAATCAGCGTCTACAAGTAACTTCACCTACCCTGTCCTCGGTAAGGTTTTTTACCTGCTTTAGGTTTACTGTTACGACCAGAACCTTGTTTGGTTTTTTTGCTGGTGTTGGGCTTGAAAGATTTCAGCCCCAGCAGTGTTTTACTTCTCAATGTGTTTCACTCCAGTTGTTTCCGTTGGTTGCTTCCGCGTCGATGCGGATGCGCATGTTGTAGTATTCCCCAGCCGCTGTAGCGCTGTATACCAAGGATGTTGATAAGTCCCCGACGTGTTCTGGGGCGCATTCAAATTGTAGTTCGTCATGAATAAAGGCTAGTTGCGATGCACATAGCTGTGCGTCTCGCATTGTGTCTTGGTTGATAACCATCCACCGCTTTGCGATTACACCTGCCCCTGACTGCAAGCAGTAGTTTAACGCTTTGTGAGGTGAATCAACCGCAATTTTTCGTCCGTCGATAGACTTGATGAACCCTCTCTCCGAAGCTTTCTTAATAGCTTCGAGCAGGTCACCCAATCCTTCAATTGCTTCGACGTATGCTGCACGGATTTCTTTACCCTTTGCTTTAGCTTTTGCAGTGGAGAGTTGGGGGTCATAACTGTGTCCGATTTTTTCATCACCTGCACCGTACAGCATTGCGTACGTCACGGTTTTCACAGCCCTGCGGCTAATACCTATTCGGTCAGCGTTGACCTGGTGGATGTCTCCGTTGAGGAGGATGTCGGCATAGCGCCCTTCATCATACCTAGCCAAATAATGGGCAAGCATACGAAGCTCAATGCCAGACAAATCAGCCCCGACCATATGTAACCCCGAGCTTGGGATAAAGAGTTTTCTAAATCGTTCATCAGCTGGGGTCTGCCCAAGGTTAGGGTTACGATGGGCGCATCTGTGCGTGTTAGTTGCGACAGAACAATGATGATGGATACGTTTAGCAGTCGTACTCAACTTCAGCCAGGCGTTCGCGCCTTCGCTGATCATTCCAAGCATCTTCGTTATCGTCAAAATCCGGAGGAACATCGTCGCTACTTCCGTCCCGATCTCCTTCAAAATCACCTCGTCGATAACTGGTTTCCCAGTAGTCGTCTTCTGCTTTGGAGTCCAGCCATAGAATTGTTGCAAGATCCATGATATATGATCGCGAGAGGATGTGTTTAGTTCTTTCAGTCGAGTAAAGGATGCACCCTTGACATATCCTTGCGTGCGGTTATCTCGTTTAGGAGTGAATCCCGATCCTCGGACGAAAGGGTGCCGGTTTCGTAGTAGCTCTTCAGTTTCTCTAAGTTCTTGTCTGAGAGTAGATGCAAGTTCCCATGCAGCGTTCTCATCAAAAGCCCATCCATGAATTTCTTGTTGTGTGAGGATTTCTTGTACTCTGTGTTCTAGCGCGACCCACTCAGGTATGGGAGGAAGTGGTGCCATAATTTTGTTGTTACTTTGACATCTTGAATACAGTAATCCTCCATTTCTTGTGACCATGTTTTCCAGTCAGAATTACTTCCGTAGTCTCCTTTATGTTCTTTAAGCCTGTGACCATAAGCCTCAAGCGAATGTTTACCATACAACTTCAAAGGCATACCATCCCACACATGTTTCTTGTCTAGATTAACCATGTCTGGATGATACAACCTGCTAAGAAGCAGAGTGTCAATCACATACGGTTTCTCAAACCAAGGATAAAGTTTGCAGATAACAGGTATGTCATACCCTATGATGTTGTGACCAATGATTTGATCAGCATCTGCAAGTCTTTGTATACCCCGAACAATCGGTTCTTGATTACCCTCGTCGTTATACGATACGGTTTCGTTCGTCTTGAGATCATGGATAGCAAGGCAGTGGATGGTAGTAACATCTTTGAGTAGTCCGTCTGTTTCTATGTCAAAGACTAAACTCACTTCCCGTTCCATCGAAACGTCTTGTCTTTGAATTGAGCACGTTCAATAGCTTGGGTAGTAGGTGGGTTAGGTCGTTTGAGTTCAGAAATCTGTGGTTGCATCGAATTCTGGTTCTGCTTGAGTTTCATTGAATTTACAGGTAGGTAGATCGTAGCTTAGTTGACACGCGACGCCAGTCTCCCCAGAATATCGATTCTTGAGGATTCTAACAGTCGTATCAGATCGTTTGCCTCCGCTCTGCTGATCGCGTTCGAGTCCAATGCAAGCGTCAGAGAGCTGTGCAATTGCCGCAGATCCTCTGAGCTGTCCAAGTGTAACACGTGCTCCCTCCTCATGGTTCTGATCTGATGATGTACGTTTGAGGTGAGACACCAAGAACAACGCTATGCCGGTACGCTCAACTAGCGACCTGAGCTTAGTCATGGTGGTGTCGATCATCCGTCGTTCGTCTCCGTCAAGCCCAGAAAGGAGGATGGAGAGGTGATCCAAGAAAATGATTCTACAGTCGAGACCTGATGCCAGATACTCAATGCGATTATAGATAACATCAGGATCATAGCTGCCGAACCCATCAAAAAGATACAGGTTCCAATTAGCCATTGTGGCGTCAAAAGCCGCCGTAAGTTCTTCATGAGTATGCTCTCCGAGGTGTAGTGATTTACCTACATGGGCTGACATCAATCCTAGAGCAGTACGGCGGTTGGATTCTTCAAGCGCCAAGTAACCGACCCGTTCTCCTTTTGAAAGAAGATTAGTTGCAAGCTCACGACAGAAGCTGGACTTTCCGATGCCAGAGCCTGCAGTAATTGTGACAAGCTCTCCATACCTGATCCCGTGAAGCTTTGATTGTAATCCTTGAAATGGGTAGTCATGATCAGCAGCAGGTGAGGGTGTTGTTACAACTTCGAGGAGACTCTTACCATCAACTATACCATCTGGACGGTAAGGTTTTGCATCCCAAATAGCTTTACAAACCGCGTGAGAGTCATTGGCAGAGATGGCGTCTGACGCATCTTTGTAGTCACCGAGTAAGTTAGCGATCTTGACTTTGCCCGGTGGTAAGACCTGACACGCTTCCTCCGTTGCCTTACGGCCAGCGTCGTCATTGTCGAAGAACAATACAATCTCTTCATAGCCCTGTAGCCATTCGAGATTCCTTTGGATCGCCTTTCTTGCCGCAGCGGCACCGCTAGGTAGGCTGACCATCGGCCACCCCGACATAGCTTCATAACACGATACTGCATCGAGTTCTCCTTCTGTGATGACGACCCGTTTTCCAGTGGATGGAAACAAGTGTTGTCCAAAGAAGGTGCCTGTTGACTCTCCTTCATAGCGGAATTGTTTGTCAATAGTTTTTATCTTAGCACCTTTGACAATGCCTGACTCGTCATGATAGTAAAAGCGGAGCTTATCACCATCACGGTAGATTTTATACTTCTCACATACTTTCTGTGAGATGTTGCGTTTCTGCAGCCGTTCGGCTGAGCCTAGTATTTGCACACTTTTGGTTTGATGAATGTGTAAAGAAGGTTCACCATCACCGTGTGTGTAGTGATGGCAAACGAAACAATATGTGTGACCATCATCATAGACACTCTTGGCATCTGATGATCCACACTCTTCGCACGGCTCATGGAATAAGAATTCAGAGGAGCCAGTCGATTGGGATGTCCTTGAAGGATGTCCACGGGATGTCATGCTTTTCGCACCACTTAGCGTATGTAGTTTTAGATTTTTTACTGATCTTATTAAACGGAGCCTGGAAGACCATACGCAAGTCAAGGTTAGGATTTAGCTCCTTTACAGCCCTAATCTTGCGACGATCTGCAGGGTCCCAATAACCCTTACATTCCAGCACGACACCATTGGGTAACACGAAGTCAGGTGTGTAAACGTGCTGGATGATATAACGGACTCTAGTTGTTTCGTATTCGTACTTAACTCCAAGGTCTACGAGTAGATCAGCAACCTTCTCTTCGAGCTTGGATCGGAAAGCCATTAGTCTTCCAAAGCTTGCTCGACAAGCTCATCCACAATCTCATTGATTGCCCGTTGCATTTCATACCGGAAGTCATCACGAGACTTTTTGTATTTAGTCACGGTGATAGGTGGCAGCTTTGCAGTCATAGTGCATTGGTAAAGACCAAGCTCTTCGTTCTTTTCAATAGAAAAATCAATCATCAGAAATCGTCCTCTCCAGGAATAACAGTAACAGTGGGGTCGTTGGCTTTAAAACCTTCAGTCTTACCAAACAGGGCAGCTACATCATCAGCAGCCATATCGCCAGTGTCTACACCAGCTCCTGAATTGAGAGACACCAGTTGTACACCAACCAGTTTAAGGCTCGTTCCATACGTGACACCATCACGCAGGATATATGGTTTTTGATAGAACGCCAACTTAACTGTGCTTCCAGAATACATGGGCGTATTCTCGTCTGTGACGTGTGTACCTTCGGTGTCAACGACAGGTGGTTTGGTTTCTTCATTCCAAGAGAACTTAACCTTGTACTTACCCTCAGCAACTTCTTCCCACGGCTCAGGCTTGAGCGTAGAACGCTTAGGGTTCTTCAGTTTACCTTGTGCCCACTGCAGTGATTCCTCACGGTCAGCTTCAAGGGCATCAATCATCTCCTCACCGACAATAGCAGAGAGGGAGTAGCCAAATTTGCTTGGCTTCAGCACAGCCTGGTAACCTTCGAGGATCACGGGCTGTTCAGTCTTGTGGATAGTGCGTGGCATTAACAGAAAAAATAAGTGGATTCAATCACGGATTCCGGTTCAAGGTCTCCAATGATCGGTGGTTCAGTCTCTGCTCCTATCTGGTGAGCAAAGTCTCGCAAGTAATCGTGCTCTGCAAAGAGGTGCATATATGTCTCTCGTACAATTGCACTGAGAGAAGACATGTCAGTAGCACGACACAATACAGAGTCATGAATGAGAGCGATCGGTGCGTCGAAACGAAGCGCACTGAAGTGGAGAAGAGATGCATCGAGTGAGTGGATTAGATTCGGTGCAGTTGCATTCTTGTGGTGTTGCTTGTCAACCTTGTCATCGTCATCAACGGCGACAGTTAACTGGCAACGACCCATCAACTGCAAATCAACGCGAACTGTCTGTTTCTTCATGAGCTTTTGAGTAACGACAAATCCTGATGGAGTTGTCCATGTCAGCTCTTTCTCTCCTCTGTCGATTGCTTTGGCAACTTCAGACTCGATCCAGCTCATGACAGCCATGGGACCAGGTACGACCTCATCCATAGCATTTCTAACAGCAACGACTGTCTTTGTCAAGTCGTCTTTGTCGATCTCGACACCTTTCTCTTTCAGTGCATCTCTGATGTACCCACGGTTGCTAAAAGGTTTAGCATTGTAAGGTACTGTCATAACTACTCGCTTGACAGTTTTTCTATCCATATGTAAGCGGATACTGTCAGGGCAGTAAGGGCTAGCACTAGTAGCAACGACTGCATAAGCATCTTGCGGTTTGTCAGAGGGTAGAACGTTAACTAACTTGGCTGTGCTTTTATCTCTAGCTAGACCAGCTAGGATTTGAAGTCCACTGCAAGTCGCATCTGTAGCGATAGGCAGACGTGTGAAATGACGATCACATTTTAACACACAATGATAATACTCATCACATGCGCTAAGAAACTGCCAAGGTTCGTCAGCGGCTTCCCATTCGTGTATGTGTTTGATTGGATCAGAAGCGACACAAGATATTAAATGTGTATTTTCTTTAACCCAACTCAAACGGTCAGACATCGTAGCTTTATCAAGACCATATGTAGTGGCAACTTGAAACGCTAACCAGTCTTCAGCTTCAGGTGTCATGTACGACCCATCAGCAAACATCAACAAACTTTTTCCAAAGTCTGTATCTTGTGGTGTTAGGAATGCAGGAATTGGATATGCTCTACCACGGTAGTCAAACGACCACGGGATGTAGAACTTATCTCTACCCTTAAACCTACTCACCGCTTCCATCGTCATTCGTGTACGACACGATTTCCTGAACTCTTGTGCTTGTAGGTTATGAACCTCAGCAGCTCTCCTGTTGTAGTCATGTCTTGCTTCCTTGTTGGTTGCAATGTCTACAGGTTTAGGAGGTAGTTCATGATGGATAATAGGGAGGAACTTACCAACAGCTCGTTCCAATCTATCTAGCTCTTCCGCTACCCCTACAATAAAGGGGTTTAGCC